TCAATATCGTTCATAATTTTTAAACCACGAATAAACACGAATTAACACAATTTTAAATCTTTCTTATTCGTGTTCTTTTGTGTCCATTCGTGGTAAATCTCTTTTCTTTATCTAAGTTCAAATTTTATAAACCCGGCATCCTGATAAACCGGACGTACAATACGTTTTGATATCACCGGCCCGCCTATCCTGTCTGATACGGCCACTTTATCCCGTCCGGCATCAAATTCCGCACTGCTTATCCCGATCGTTGCGGTGTTGGCAACTTCTATTGTATTGGCCTGTGAATGTCCCGCAGGCGCTCCATCGAGCCGCTCCACCTGTCCCCTGTCCACAATCGCCAGTATGGTCCTGCCCGTGCCCGACCCGCCCGGATAATAAACAACCGCCTCGCCGAACAGGTTTAATAAACTGCTGACCGTGGCAATCAGTGCCTTATCGAACTCATTTCCGCTCGACGATGGCCATGTTACATCCACGCCTAACCAGGAGAATATCGTTGCCGGCAGGTCCCCCGCCCCTGATATGAGCGAGTCGTATACATTTTCCAGCAGCACCGAGAACGTAAACGTGCAGGGGAAAATTACCTCTGCCCCTTCTGTGGCGTTTGTAAATGATATAGTCAGGTTTCCGCAGGTATTAACGTCGTTTGCCGTCAGTTCCAGTGTTGCCATCCCGCCCGATACCAGGTTCATATCGTTATCGCTGCCTGATTTTGCCAGCGTGATAACGCTTTGCGTGGTACCTTTCGATAATGTGCATACGATTGCAGCCGGGTCGAAATTAACATTACCGCCCAGCGCATCAGATAGCAGCGTCTTACTATCTGCCCAGCTGAACAACTGGCCGATAGTTACCGTCACCGCCGTGTTTTGTCTTAAAAATCCTTCCATAAAAATTGTATCTCGTTATTCGTGAAGCGTATTGCGTACGTAGAATTAAGACTGTCTTATTTTTTAGCCACAGATTTCACTGATTTCACGGTTTCAAAACTGTCTTAAATCCTCAATTTTTAACTTTAAGTTTTACATTTTAATTTTTTAGTTTCTTAATCTGTGTCCATCTGTGTAATCTGTGGCTAATTATTCTTTCTTTTTTTATCCGTTTCAATCCTGTAATCCTGTCAATAATTCAATCATTAATCAATTCCATCGTTGCTGCATCGCCGCCGAATCGTACCAGTGCCAGAAAAACGGCTCATACTTAACGTGGTTTGGGTCGAACGTGCCGATTAAATGCTCTGTTGAGATATCATCTCTAATCGTCGTTGCCGTATTATTCGTGCCGTCGTAATCGCACTTGAATCGCACAATCGGGTCTGGTGTAAAAATTTCGGTATCGCCCGCCGCCGTATGCACTTGGAACGATGAAACTCCTCTAAATATATCAGTCATCGCTAAGTTATAACTGCGGATGGCGTCAATTTCGTATTTGTAGCCCGTGCCTGCGACAAAATTGCAATCGTTTCCGGCAGGCCAGTTTGCGACAGGAAAGCTCGCCGCGTCTTCATCCATCCACCATTCGCCCGTGAGGAATAATTCGAGCCGGCCAGCGACCTGGTTAAAACTGACCACGACATTATGCCAAAGACCATCATCGTAGCGGACGTAGCTGCTTTTCTGCTCGGCCAGAACAATGCCGTTATTATCATAGACCCTTGTCGAAACAAATCCGCCGATAAGGCCGACCTCGTAGCCCGCCTTGCCCGTTTCCCATTTTTTGAATAACGTGCAAAACGGCTGACGGGTTGCAAAACAGACCCCGACGCCACGATTTGGCTCGATGTCAAAGTAGTTGTTGGTGTCTGGTATGGTCACCCATCCGCTGCCGTCGAAGCTCAGGCAATCTTTTGGATTAACGATGGTATTTACATCAACTCCCCTTTCTGTCGAATAAAGTTCACCATCAAACGCCTCAAAGTGAAAATGCGTTACACCGACTGTCGATGTCGCAAACCAGACCGTATTGCCCCAGCTCGACAGTTTATACGGCAGATTATTGGCATCGATTCGAGCCTGCCCGCCCGACGTCGGGTCCTGCAGGTATGCGTTCACGTCCGCAGGCAGTTCGGTTATTACATACTTTAATCGGGCAGGCGGTGCAGGCAGGCCGTCGTCAGTAGCTAAAAGTGTAATCGGGCAGACGATATAGGTATAGGCAGAGGCCGTGCCGTCCAGGGCAACTGGCGCGTCCTGCAGTGTGGTATTAAAATCCCAGACATCCCCGACTGCTATACCGTGTTCATTCACGGTGTCAATTCGCCATTGGTAACTGTGTTGTTTTTCAAGGGTAGGCAAGTAATTATGCGTTGTGCTTTCCGAAACTACTTTTGTCATCGCCCCAGTTTCACCGAACCACACATCGTTCTTTGTTTCTTCGCCGCCACAGTCGGTCACAGACCAGCTGAGCGTTTTCGTAATCGATACCCCAGTCTCATTATTTGCGGGGTCTGGATTTGTTGCCGCAACAAGAGCGTCGTGTGTATAGGCGTTGAAATCCCACACGTCGCCGGTCGTTGTGCCGTGTAAATTCACTGTGTCGATTCGCCACTGGTAATTATGAAATTCTTCGAGAATAGGAGAATAACTATGAACTGAACTATTTGAAACTACCTTAGACATTGAACCTGTTTCACCAAACCAAACATCATTCTTGGTTTCTTCTGTGTTACAATCAGAAACACTCCAAGATAAAACCTGTGTAATTGGTATATTGATAGCATGATTATTTGGGTCTGGACTTGTAGCTTTATCTGGATTGACTGGACAGAATAAATGAATTGTACAATCCTCTAACCAATATGTGGCGAATATCACAAGGTCGTTAATATCGACCGTGCCGGACGTATTTAAATCGGTGTTCGGGTCGATTATATTAGGCGCACTCAAAAGCCAATTGTTCGACAGGTATGAAAAATCCTCGAAATCGACCTGGCAGTCGGCGTTAAAATCACCGACAACGCCAAAGGCCATACCCGCCATCAAAAGCAAGAATATTATCACCGTCTTTTTCATTCCAAAATCTGTGTTCATCTGTGTAATCTGAGGCTAATTATTTTTTCTTTCTTTTGTTTTGAATTTTCAGTCATTTGAATTTGTCCTGTCCCGAGCCTGTCGAGGGATTAGGATTTAGAAATTAGTGCTTAGAATTTTCTTTAATTAGTATCTTTCCCTTCCTCGAACGCCTGTTTGATTTCCCGATTCATACCTTCCCCTCATCACTGTTACGAACGGTGTCCCGCCGGCTTTCCACTCCACCCCGCCATGTAAAGTTGCTTCTGATGCGTTTATTTCATCATAGGTCTTTGTTGGATTTTGAGGGTCATAATCGTCAAAGTTTAGTACATAGACCGCTTCCCCGCCCTCTGCTGCTGCACCTGTATATTTCGTACCCCTGCCGTTGTTGTTAATGGCCGTGATTTCATCTTGCGTCAGGGCTTTTGCGTAAATGCGGAGGTCGTCAATATCACCACTATAAAAGCGAGATAAATTGGCGAGAGCACCAATTTGTGTGGCAGTTCCGGTAGGAAAGTTCATAATTGGATTGCCCCCTTTGGCGAAGCCTTCCAAAACCGTTGACAATATATTATTGAAATACACTTCAATTCCGGCATTTGTTTTTATAATTATCACATGAACCCACTTGCCAACCATCTCCTTCGTAAGTTGAAATGGATAATACCAATAACCTTCACTCTCTTCTCCAACGAGCATAACAGAGAAAATTTCATTGGACACTCCGATATACATGTCAGAACTTATATTTTTATATCGCTCAAATATACATTGGAGATTTTCTATATTATTCAGTTTCATCCAAAAGCTAAAACTGAAATCATTCGTCCCAAAATTTAATGCCGCATTATTCGGCACAGTTACATACCCTGTCGAGCCGTTGAATTGAAGGTAACTATTAGCTCCACGGCAGACGCCGACCATCGTCAAAAGCAGGCCCGCAATTAGCCCGACCGGCACGAGTTTTTTAATCCAGCGGCCTCCTGTGCGTTTTTTTTCTGCCATTTTTTTACCTTAACTCCAATTTTTACCACTAAGACACAAAGACACTAAGTTTTTTTTATTTTCTTTAATTCGTGTCTTTTTGTGTTCATTAGTGGTTAATTCTTTCTTCTTTGTGACTTCGGGCCTTCGTGGTTAATCTTCCTTAAAAACTTCGCCTGTCCAGCGAAACGGTCCCCGTACTGATACTGTAAATTCGCACATAGTAGATATATCCACCGCAGCTATCGCCCCAGAGCTTAGCCATCTCGTTATTTCCGGTCGCGTCGGTCGATTGCCACGCCTTCAGCCATCGGGATGATGTTACGGTTATCGTATCGGCGTAGTAGCCGCCCTTTGTGGCCGTCTGCGTCCCCGCCTGGGCGAATCCGGCTGCTACCATTTCGGCGTCTTCATCAGTGCAGTATTGCCAGACCTCATAATTCGCGTTGGCATCTGCAACCGAGAACCGAAACCGCAGGATAACCGCGTTATCAATTGCCGATGTTTTCAGCACGCACGGGTCAGCCGGGCGGCTGGCCCACTTGCGGCCCGTCACGGCCAGCGAAGCGTCGTTGGCATCCGCAGCGGCGGCCGTATCGACCGTTCGTACCGTGTACCAGGTCTTTTGTGCGGTCGAGAGCACCTCGCCGCCGGCGGTAAATGTTAAGGCCATTACCAAAATCAGAATTGCAAATATTATCTTTGTGGTGAGCTTGTCGAATCCATTTTTCATTTTAACTCCAAATCTTTCAGCCACAGATTTCACTGATTTCTCAGATTTTTTTTAATATTAATTCTTTTTTTTTAATCAGTGTCCATCTGTGTAATCTGCGGCTAAATTCTTTCCTTATCTTTTTTCCGTTATTGGTATCTGGTTTGTTGTTTCCTGAACCTGCTGGGCCATCTGTTTAACCTGTTCGGGCGTAAATTTTTGCGGATTTCCCTTGATTGCCCCTACCGTCGAGGAAATCACCCACGTAATCATTACCATGGCAAGCGCCGCTTCTTTCCAGTTTTTAATAAGCCAGTCCAGATTAATACCCTGATTATTAGACTGCCCCATATACGGACAGCTCTTTTTATGCGCCGATATATCGTTGGTTATTTTTTCATTTACCGTTTCCGCAAATTTTTCAAAACCCTTAAGCATCGCATTTTCAATCGACAGGGTCATATTCTCTTTTTCTTCAGGTGTCATAGTTCGTTCCTCGTGTTGTCATTACCGTCGTCACTTGTTGTGGATCCATTTGTTCTCCTTTTATATTTTCACCACTAAGACACTAAGTTTTAATTTATACGTTCTTCTTTGTGACTTCGCGACTTCGTGGTTAATCTTTTTCTTCGCAGCTCGGCGGCTGAGGGTGTAGCTCAGCCGCCGTCTGCTTCTGCCCTGGCCTTTAGTGTCCTGGGGTTATTAGCTTAGGCATCAATCTTGAGCAGGTGCGCAAAATACGCATCAAACAGCTTGGCATGGACATCGTGCCTGCCGCGGAATATATCACTTCTGGTCTGCTCTTCGCGGTACTGTTCAGCGGTGATTATCTCGGGCGAATCCGGCGTCCAAAGGAATGTCCTGCCGACACAAGGTGTATCGATTGGCGAATTCTCTTCTGCGGTTAGACATACCGAGGCATAATCATCGGGCCAAATATCAGTCCCGCTGAATGCCTGTCCCTCCTTAGCCGAGTCATAGACCTGCCCGCCGACCATAAGTTTGGTCAGTCCGAAGATGCTCGATAGTGCGGACTGTATCATCGCGAGTGTTACTACCGCGGCGCCGGGGAACTGTGCCCTGATTGCGGTATTTTTCAGCATATTGGCTAATGTCGCCGCCCCGACCACTAATGTGTTAGGTGACATGCCGGTATTTTTCCGAACCATTTCTTTGGCGTCAATCACCTGGCCGATAATGTCGCTTGCGATATTATCCCACGGCGCCGATGAATTGTCCGTGTAAAGGGCTGTGCCGGTGAATGTGCCGGTATTGAAAACAAGTGCCTTGACCACTATTTCCAGTGCCATACTGACCTTTAATCCGATATGCGTCATTGCTGAAAGGTCGGCGTCGAACTCTGTGGCATAGAACGAACGCTGGTCGTCCCGCACGGGCGCTTCGGCTCCCTTTTCCTCACATTTATAGCTGTCGTCCTCGGCATACATGTTGAGCCGGTTATATGCCCCGCCGGAAGCCCTCTTGACATCTATCAGCTTCAATAAACTTTCCCGTGTAATCTTCAAAAAAGTCGCGGCCTGTTTGGTCGTCCGAAGTATGGGAAATACCTGCGTAGCTATCAGTCCTGCCGCATCGGGCCGATATTCCATAAAGGCGGCGCCCAAATCCGCCCTCGGTACTGCATAAGTTGCCTGTTGAATCATTTGACTATCTCCTTATTTAGTTGTTAGTTTTTTACTTTTTATTCAAAACTGTCTTAACTCAACAATTTTGCGTTTTTAACTTTTAACTTTGAATTTCTTACGCTATCGGCAGACACAATATGAATATGTCCGCAGCTCCAGCCGCCGAGAACGTCGCAATTATGGCGTCGCCGGAAGCCGGCTCATCGTATGCTGCTATAATCGTGCCGAAAGAAACAATGGCATTATTGGCCGTGCCTTTCGCGACAGCAGCCGTGAATGCGTTTGTTGCCTCTTTCAGTGTTACATTTGCGGCGTTGGTATCGCGGGCGATCATCCATGCGTCGATAATCAATGCCTTTCTCGGTGTTGCGGCGATAACAACCTCATCCTCTGCCCCTGCCGCAACGCATACAGCGTGAATAATAAAGGGAATACCGACGGCATCCGCGTCATTTGCGATGGTTGTCGGCGATGGTGCGCTTGCCGCCCCTTCATCCAAAAGGATTTCCACAATATCGCCGGCACCCGTACAGGCCTCTAATGCGGTTCCGATGGCGTTGCCGCTGGCCGAATCGCTGACCTTGCCGTCCGCTGCGGCGTACAGTGTCGCACCTGCGGAAAAGGTATCAGCAGCCACGCATTTGAATGTCCGGTGATAACCCTTTAATTCGACGGCTATTTGTTCGGTTATCAGGCAATCCTCCTTTGTAATACCGACAAAGGCGTTACTGTCGGCCTGGTCGGCATATTCGACCGCCGTGCCGCTTCCGCTTGTGAGTTTCACGCGCCGAAAAGCAGCAAGCGCTTCGGTTGCGGTAAAAGTTTTAGGTGACATACATTCTTGACTCATTGTTATCTCCTTGTATTTTTTAATTTTTATCCGCCACAGGCGGATTTACTTTTTTTTGTCATTCCCGCGAAAGCGGGAATCCAGTCTTACTTCTTCACTCGGTGTTCTGTGTTCTTATTAACTCCTTCGCAGCGGCTTTTTCTGTGCGCGGCATTTTTCCACGAAGTCGGCGTGCAGTTGCGGATTTTCCCTCGCCAGTTTCTGCATAGCCGCGGTCATAGTGGTTTTTTCTGCAATGCTGATCGCCTTCGCCTGCTCCATGAAGTCGCCCTGCGTTTCTCCGCCTTCACCTCCTGCTGCGATTGGTGCCGCCCCTGCCGTAACTGCGGCTTTCTTTTCCGGCTGTTTTGCCATCAAAACATCGCAGTATTTCGCCTTTGCCTGTTCGACCGTGGCGCCTGCCTCGTACTGTTCGAGTGCAAATGCCAGGTCTTTTGGGAACGCCGTCTTCATCGCCGACAACCTCTGGCGGTCCGCGGCGATGGCCAGATCAGCCTGCTTTTTCGATTCGGCTGTTATCGCCTCCATTGAGGGTGCCGTTGTTTGGTTTTTTTCGTCCATTGTGACATCTCCTTTAATTTGATTAGAATTGTTTGAATTTTTTATATTTGCGACGAGACCGACCTCGTCTATTAAGCCGTTTTCTTTTGCCGCCGGCGCCAGCCACACGCGGCCGGTCGCCAGTTCAGCGACCTTTTCAGCGGACATCTTCCTTCCGGTCGCTACCTCAGACTTGAAGTGTCCAGCCATCCCGTCGATTGTTTCCTGCATTGCCGCAATCTGGTTTTCAGTTATCGGGGCACCCTCAACCCCCATGCCCTTATGTTCGCCGCTGCGGATGACGTGAACCTTTGCCCCGACCGACTCGGCGAATTTAGACCAGTCTATATAGACCGTATAGACCCCGATTGATCCGACCATTGCGTTTGGATTGGCCTTAATATGTCCCGCCTGGCTGGCCAGCCAGTACGCGCCGGATGCCCCGAGGTCCTCGATATATGCGTTTACTGTTTTGGATTTTGCGGCATTGCGAATTGCATCCGCCGTTTCCATCCCGCCGGAGACCTGCCCGCCCGGCGAATCGATATACAGTAAAATGGATTTTATACTCGAGTTGGCGACCGCCTGAGCTAACATGTCGATAATATCCGAATATTGAGTAGCGGCGATTCCGAATATGCTGAAATACCACGGCACGCTTTTCATTAAAACGCCGGTAATCGGAATCACAGCCGTATCGTTTTCTATTCTCATCTGTGCCGCCGGCATCTTCGCCGATATGTCCTGCAGCAGTCCGAAATCCTTGGCCGCCAGAATGGAAAACATCGCTTCTAACCGGACCGGCTCCATCGCCCATATCTCTTTTTGCATTTGTGCCGCGATTGAATTAATCATTATCGTTCTCCTGGTCGGAATCTTTTTTTGGATTATTTTTGTCCTGTTTGTTTTTGGCTTCCTTTTCCGATTTGGTGTCTACCGGCTTGGCATCCGGCGGCAACATTCCCGCGAATATCTGCCACGGGACATCTATGCCGGTTTCTTTCTTTATTGCAGCCGACCGTGCTATGGCATCTTTAACCTCTTTTTCGCGGGTATTGACAATATCATCGCGTTCGCTATTGAGCGATTTGCAGACCTGCGCATGTGTGGCGTATCCCCGGTCAACCTTGGCCCCGTATGCCTCGGTCTCTTTGAGCTGGTCAATCCACGGAAAAGTCGGCTTAATCCATTCGTGCTCGTATATGTCCTCGCGTTCTGAAAGTTCCCCGTCCGCAACCCACTGACGGACCTTCCATTCGAACAAAGGCCGATAGAAAAAGTCCTCAATCAGCGACTGCCAGCCCTCAAAAGTCGTATATGCCTGCTCGAGCACGGCACGAGACTGGCTGTAATTGCTCTGCGTCCAGTCCAACAGTATCAATTCAAGGGGCAGACCCAGAGGCAGTCCCAGAAGCCGCAGGAACGTCCGCAGCGACTCCGTGAAATTCTGTCCGGGGATATTTCTTTCGACGCCGGCGATTTTGTCGCCGGGCTCACCGTGAAAAATCAATGCTGAATCCAACTCAGTCAAACGGATAGTCAAATCGCCGGATGTGTCCGATGTCTTGTTCGGGTCACGTATCGATTCACCCACCCCAAAAGTAGAACCATCTTCCCGGGTTACTGAAACGGCGATTTTAGACAGTATCTGCCATGCGATGGCCTCCGAATCGCAGACATCGTTTATCCTGTGCAGCATGGCGAACGCCGACTGGCAGGGTGGAACACCTCGAGTCTGGCTGGGCCGTTCGGTATTTGTGACATAAAGAAAATCATTAGCCGCAACATCACGTCCTTTGGCAAGGTCTATCATGCCGGTATTTGAATAAGGCGATATGAAAAATTTAGTCGGGGTACCATAAATATTTTTCGCGATGCCGTCGCCCATTCGGCTTTTACTTGCGATTTGTTCGGCCTCGATGAGTTGGATTAAACTCTTGTCGGTTTTGATGGCTCCCGTATCGCCCGCGACAAGCATCTCCCTGCATATCATCTTGGCGACTCCGTCGCCGGAAAGCAACCCGCGAACCTCCGGACTCCGCCACCACGCCCGCCAGAGTTTCTCTACCTTGGAGCTTATTTTCGTCGATACCGCATTCGATTGCAGTTTGAATCCGTTATGAATTATATATGCGACCGCTCGTTCGATAAGTCCTTTATATATTGCGTTATCCCGCAGGAACTCGCGGGATTGGTTTATCAGTTTGACCCTGTCGTACTGCAGGTGAAAATCGCCGCTGCCGACGCTTGCCGTGCGTCCCTCGCCGGCCGCCACGCGGGCCGAGCGATAGCCGAATGCGCTGTAGAATCCCTTCGACTGCAGGATGTCTACATTACGCTCCCCTGTGGTACTTCGCCTGCCCGGCTGATTTTTCTTCCTGGTAATCTTCATTTTAATTTTTAATATTGTTTTGTTCTTGCCCTGACGAATGAGCACCTCGTTGTCATCGATGCCGTACTTGCTATATAATTTTCCAGCAGTTTCTTTTCCTGCTCGAGTGCCGCGTAATTAACCGTGCGGGCTGACATCGAAATCGTCAGCGGCCTGTTTATGAGCAGCCAGCGTATCGCGGCCAGCGCCAGTGCCGCCTTTGCCGGCGAATTGTCCCAGTCGAGGTTATCGTTATACTGAGCCAGTACCTGTGCCTGCGTCGATTCGCTTGTTATCGCCATAAAAAAATCCAAATAAAAAAGCCACGAGTCTGCGAGATGTGCGGTCCCGCACGACCGTGGCTTCTAAAATTGTTATTAACTTTTTACCTGTTCTCAGTAAAAATTAAAAAGTCGTTTGTTACAAGGGCATTTTTTGTGTCTTTTACAGAATCTGTAAAAAAAGTTTTTCCCCGTTATTATTACTTTTCCGGTATTCCTATTGCCTTAAACCCCCGCCCATCCTGCCCGGCATTGCGGCAAACCGCTGCCCTGCATTTTCGATACTGGATATTTCCCTGCGTCGAGACCGCGACCGTATCCACTGAGCCGCATCTTGTGCAGTGCGTATCGAACCAGTATTTCACCTTATCGGTCGACATTGCTGGTTGTTCTGTGTTCTGAGTTCCGACTTCTGTATTCTGCCTTCGATTTTTTGCCATTTGAATCCTTTTTTTAATAGTTTATAGTTCGTAATAATTTAGTTCATAGACAATTTTCTTTCTACAAACTCGGTTACTAAGTTACTCAGTTACTTATTCAATATTTCCTTCTTATCGGCCTTTTTGTCATGGCCGCACCTTGCTCATGTTTTGGTACAATCCTATTTCTCGCCGCCGCCGACACAATCCTCTGCTCATCGTGCGGCCGCAGATAAAACACGCCTTTCATATACGCAGCGACCGCGGAGCCGACCGCCGTATCCAATGAATGTGTCTCCGCCCCCTCGCTAATCGGCTTCCATTTCCACATTGGCCGCCCTGACCTGTCTTTGCCCTGCACTTTATGCTCGTTTGTAAACTGCTTGAAATACAAGTCCGGGATCTCCCTGTAAAATTCAGTCGATTGCGGCCCGCCTTTTTTATTTTCCACCCATCCTGTAACCACATCTTTGAAAAACGAAGTGTCTATAATCAACAACTGCATTCCGTGATACTTACTTGCATTTTTAACCCTGCCTGCTACCGCTTTTTCAAGGTCCCTGACGGTAACGGGTGCCTGTTGCGGATTGCTCGCCCCTTTTGTCGGAATGGTTATCCCTTTTCTTTTTCGGCAGTATTCATACACCTGATCAGAATGAAAGCCCGAGTCAACCGGCATCAGCATGACCGCCAGCATGGGTTTTGTATTTGCGGGATTCAACCACGGGAACGGATTGAGTATTGTTTCGCCGTCCAATTGCTCCCAAGTCGAAACCGAGCCGCTCGATATCACGGCGTTTTGCAGGTTATAGCCGAATCCCCTGACCTCAAAATCTATCCTGACCTCTTTTCTTTCTGTTTCGTGATAGTCCGCAAACGCCACGAGCATCAAACACCAGTCGGGGACAGTGCCTTTACTGAATTCACCGACATTTTTTCTAAGTTCCGACTCTTCAACCTTGCGCCCGACCTCTTCCCACGGCTCGGCCAGAATATTATTTTTAAACGTTTTTAATTTGCCCAGCAGAATACCCGATTGAGTATTTGCCGCAAACCACTTGGCCATAATTCTGGGCCACGACACCCCGCCGAACGGACTGACAAGCGCCGTCGTATGAAAGCCGCTTATTGTTTTTGGCCGCAGAGCCAATCCCTCGAGCTCGCCGTTTTTGTTTACCTTCTGTCCCGCCGGGCACCATATCCCTTTGCCGACAATTTCAGACTTTTGCCATTCCCTGATTTTTGTCAGGCAAACCTCACATTCATACCAGACATCCTTTGTCTCGATAATAAGACGCGGTTCACGCAGGTTCGGCGGCACCTTTAACTGGTTCAGTTTCCATATCCTGAATTCGCCACAGTGCGGGCACGGGCAAAAATATTCCTGCATATTCGAATCTTCCCATGCCAGCCAGATATTACCCGTCTTATCGGTGGGCGTGCAGATTATCACTATTTTTGAACCGAACCCGACATAAGCATTGACTCGCCATTCGACGAGTTCGACCGGGTTTTCCTCGCGACCTGCGTACCGTGGATATTTATCGGGTTCGTCTATAATGCAAAACTGTATCGGCGTTGACGCCAGCAGCCCCGCCGAACCCGCCCACGCGAAATAGAGTGTCATTAAATCGAATTCGAATTCCGCCGAATTTAAATCCCACGGCTTGCCGCTCCAGTGCTTCCACATCGCCGGGTTCTTTTTGACCATCGGGATAAGTCTTTTTTTTACGAACCGTCTGACATTGGTTTCGGATGCCTGCGTAAACATCGCCGGTCCCGGGCAGCAATCCACTATGTAAGCCATCATTATTATTTCCGACAGTGTTTTTCCGATTTGGACGGGGAACATCTCTACTATCTTTTCAACTTCTGGATCTGAAAAGGCGTCCAGAGGTCCTTTGAGATATGGGGTAAGACTGATATCAAACGGCATGTCCTTTTTGGGACCGTCCGTTACGATAAAATTTTTAGCCGCCCATTGCGAAGTTGTAATCTTTACCGGCGGCAGCCACGCACTCTTCACCGATTGCAGCCAGTCGAGGATGGGTAATTGTTTTTTTGTCTCTTTGGCCATGTTTTGATTAACTGTTTTTGTCCGGTTTTTGGTCGCCTGCCAAAATTGTCAGTATTTTATCTATCTGCTTTTCAAGTGATATGGCCAGTTTTTCGGCCAGTTCGATGGGGATAACACCGGCCATTTCTGCCTTAAGAATTGTGGGTATTCTCCGGATGTTCTTTTGTGCGGTTGTGATTATTCCCTTCCACAATTTCGCAACTTCTTCTATTGTAATCAACTTTCCGTTTTTAATATCGAATTCAAACTGCAGCAGTTTCGTCTTGAGCTCCTTGTATTCGGCCTCCGCCTTTTGTGTGCGGTTCTTATCTTCGGTCGGGGCCTTCCCTTCATTTTGTTTCCAGATGTCCAGATAATGTTTGATATAGAACCCTTCGGCGGTGACGGGCATCTTCTCTTTTTTCCATCGGCGGATCGTTCGCGGGTCTACGCCGGCGTATTTCGCCGCCTTCTTCTGGTCGGCGATAAGACCGTCGTGCGTATTGCGTATATCGTCGTGCGTATCTTGTTGCTTATCGCTCATAGTTTGTATCTCGTATCTCGTGAAGCGTATTGCGTTTTGTCATTCCCCCGAAAGCGGGAATCCAGTCTTATATTTCTTCGTGTCTCTTCGTGTCCTTCGTGGTTAAACTTCTTTCTTCCATTTATAAAGCCCATGCACCGCCAGCCCTATAAATATAATATCCATAGCAACAAG